GTATTATTTGGAAACCCACTAGCCGTACCGTTGTTCGTAATCGTTGCGCCGCTGTCGATAGTTAAAGAATTGCCGCTAGTAATGTTTATTGCGTTGGCTAGTTTTGCTGAAGTAATCTGATTGTCTGCAATCTTTCCCGTATGCACAGCATTGTTAGCTAATTGACTTGTTCCAATTGTGCCAGAAGCAGGAACTGATGAATTTTCTACGGCTCCAGAAATATGTAGAACATAAAAATTTGCTCCATTTGCTGGAGCAGCAGACATTGTAAGAGTGGTACCATTTACAGTATAGGCATCTGTAGGTTCTTGCCGAACATTACCTACAAAGACAGCAATTGAGTTTGCCGAAGCAGCTGTTCGACTGAGCGTAAATACAGTATCATTGCCGTTTGCAGTAAAGTCATCCTTTACAATAGTACTATATCCTGTTGATGGTTGATTTCCTAGAAAAGGCATAACCTACTCCTAAGATTTTTCCATAACGCCAAGGATTACGTCCAACGCAGTTCCTGTTCCTGCTTGAACTTTAAGAACATCAGTAGCTTCTAAAATATACTTTTGTCCTGCTAGAGCTTCAAGTGTAGTATTTGCAGGTATACTTACATCATTTAAAAGTTGATGAGTTGTACTTGCAGAAGTATCCGTAAATTGAACTTTAACAGTCACAGCACTTGTTGTTTTGTTTGTAATTGCAAGACCAAGAATTACTACTTGAGTAGCTGCAGGAGCTGTATATAGAGTATCATAAGAGCCAGTTGACACATCCGAAACCGCAGCATTCTTAAATGTATTAGCCATATTATTTTCCTTATCCTAAAGCAATCGCCAATGCTGTTGCATCATCTTCTGGATCAAAAGATAAATCGGCTCTTGCAATCGTACCGTCTAATATCTTAGCAGAAGTAACTGCATCGTCAGCTATCTTTGCAGTAGTGACTGAATCTGTTTGAAGCATAAATGCTGTGACGGTATCATCTGCAGGCAATACATAACTTACACCAACATCTATAATACCTATTACTTCTAATTTATCTGAAGCAACTAAAGCAGAAGTAAGTGTAAGTGTATAACTTGAAACTGAATAAGCGTCTTCGTGTTGTTTAATACCATTAATAGTTACAAAAATACTTTGCTCATTGGGTGGTTCCCAAGTTAAAGTATGAGTTGCACTTGTAGAACCTGTAATATTATATCTCCTAATAAGAGAAGATTTACTTGGTATTGGTTGCCCAATATAAGACATTATGTAATCTCCAGAACACTAATGAAACACTCTAGGTCTCCAGCTGCCGATGCAGTAACCGTAAGTTTATCCGATGCCTCCAAATTAATAGGTTTATCTAAAACTAGTGTGGAGTCTGCAGGAACAGGTAATGTTTTTCCTACATGATAATAAGTTGTTCCACTACTATCGTAAATTTCAACAGTAGCATCAACGCTACTTACTCCATCAATATTGGAAAGATATACTGCATGAATAACAGCTTCAGTTGCACTTGGACAAGTATATATGTCAGTTCGAGATGTTCCTATTGCTGCTCCTGCATTTTTAAAAGCGTTTGCCATATTTCAATTCCTATTATGCGTTTACGACACTTACAAAACTTGGATCTGCAATATGATCCGGAGCAAGTGGCCACGAATCTGCATGATCTCCTTCCTCTGTCCAAGTTACTTTGTCTATCGTAGTTTCTGATACTATATTAGGAGCATCCCAAGTTGTGACACCTTCCTCATCAGTTGTACCAGTAAGTCTTGTGTATCTTACTGAATGTGCTCGATATGCTTTAACTGCACCAAGATCAGCAAGAGCATCTATTTCAGCTTCCTTAGTATTTGATGTTGTTCTTAAAGCTGCACGATATGTTGTCCAGGCTTCAGGAACTGCGGTACCGCCGTCTGCGGCCCGAATGACCATCCAATCACTATCAGAAAGTCTAGAAGAAACAATACCTTTAACAGCTCGTTTCATTTCTTCTTTTAAATTTACAATGTCTTTTTCGGTAGTTGCATATGTACCGACAGCCTCTACACCGGAAGTATTCCATGTAAGAGCACCAGTATTATAATAAGTTGAATCTACCGACACAATACGAGCCGGCTTAATTCCAACTGCTGCAAGTTCTTCTCTAGACCAAAGTGTAAAAATATTTCTTGGATGCTGAACACCATCGATTGTAATTCCTCGAGGCGTTTTAACTAATCCAACTCCTTCAACGTACCACATTTTTTTCTCTCCTATGTTGTACCATGTTGATTTTAATATAACTATTTATAACATTTGAAAATTAAATACTTTATTTTTTAAAAAATATACTAATACTAAATCTATACTTTGAACCTAATCGAGATTGAGATTTAATCGTGTGAGGTATTTCTCCATCAAACCAAATAATTCTTCCTGGAATATATCTACTTCCAAATATTATATTTGAACTATCATTCTTATCAAAAAATAAAGTTTCGCCTCCCCAATGTTCTTGCCATTCCATATTAACATAATAAAGAAAGACATTTTCATTTATGTGTGTATGTGTCCAATGTGTATTTGAACAAACGTCATTGTTTACAATACATCTAATAAATTTATCAGGATTTATTTTTTCATGTAAAGGATGACTACCCTTAAAATCAGAAAAAAAATTAATAGAGTTTAGTTTTTCTGGAAGCCAATTAGAAAACATATATTGCTCTGCTTTTTCAGTATTGTCCGCCCACCCTATCTGATAAGGACATTTTTTTACTGATTCTTGTATATCAAATCTTTTTGCAAGATCGAACACATTATCATAAACGTCTATCCCTTTTATTGGAGAATAGTGTTTTATTTTACTCATAATCAAAATACTTCATTTCGGCTTTAAAATAATTTTTTAGAACAAGTTTAAATTCATCTGAAAATTTATAATCATGTTCATCATAAGATTTCTTTTTATATGATACTTCATTTAGTACTACATTATCCAAACCAACTTCATCGTTTAACCACTCAACGAATTTTTTATCAAGTCCATCTTCAAATTTCCAAACTTTAACTGTGTCATCTATAAATTCTGTTTGATTGATGTAAGCATTATTTCCTAAGTTCTTTAAACCAAAAACTAATTCTAACTTATCGCTATCGTTCGATCCAGACAAAAAACCAAATCGATCCATGATTTCTTCAAAAACTTCTGAATTTTCCATATCCTTCCAATCAAGATTTATAAGTTTAATATAAGAATAAAAAACTTTACTAAAAGAAATAAATTTATCGACGGGATTACGAATTATAGTAAATCTAATTTTAGGTATTTCTTTATTACAAATTTTGGCTACTTCTTCTTCTTCTTTAAGATTAAGATGTAATAATTCCTTACCTTTGTAATAAATGTGTCTGTGTCCAGAAGCTGGGAAATTTTCGGAATAGGAATATCCAGAATTTACTAAAAGATTTGCAACATACCTACCACCAGTTCTAGGTATGTGTAGAAAATTAACATCAACACCATTCTTTTGTAAAAACATAATATAAAAATCAAATAAGAGTACAACTATTTAGATCATTTTTTATTTTCTAAAAATTATCATCAAGAAGGTCTTTTACGAGAGGTGTGTTCCATATATAGGCTGATCCTGAAGCTGATCCATTGTCATCATCATAAGAAGAACCAACAACAATTCTACCGGATCCTACAGCTACTGATTCACCAAAGAAATCAACGGCGGCACCATCTGATGCATCGATCTTGGCTAGTTGAGTTCCGCCTAGATCAAAGATATAAGCTGATCCTGAAGCTGATCCATTGTCATCATCCAACCAAGCACCAACAACAATTCTACCTGAGCCTACAGCTACTGAAAGGCCAAATCCGTCACCGGTTGCACCATCTGATGGTTTAATCTTAGCTAGTTGAGTTCCATCCAGATCAAAGATATAGGCTGATCCTGAACCAGATCCATTGTCAGCATCATAAGGAGTACCAACAACAATTCTACCTGAGCCTACAGCTACTGATCGACCAAATCCGTCACCGGTTGCACCATCTGATGGTTTAATCTTAGCTAGTTGAGTTCCATCCAGATCAAAGATATAAGCTGATCCTGAAGAAGATCCATTGTCGTCATCGCCATCAGCACCAACAACAATTCTACCTGAACCTACAGCTACTGAAAGGCCAAAGAAATCATTGGAAGCACTATCTGATGCATCGATCTTAGCTAGTTGAGTTCCATCCAGATCAAAGATATAAGCTGATCCTGAAGAAGATCCATTGTCGTCATCATAAGGAGAACCAACAACAATTCTACCTGAACCTAAAGCTACTGAATAACCAAAGTTATCAGAAGCAGCG